GTCAATGGTTCTACCGTCAGGCATGACTAGGTCATAATCATAGGTATTGGCCTGCGTAGCCCCAATGTGACGGGCCACAACTATCTCTGCTAGGAACCCAGCTTGGCTACCACCACCTTCAGTTAACGAGTGCTTTAATACACCCATGTCAGATGCCATCTTAGCAGCCAGCTCAATCTCAGCGATTGTTGTCTTTAGTTTACGCATCAAATGACCTCTTTATTTTTAGCTTCGCCTTAAATATCTTCTTGATCCTAGCTAGGTAGGCTATGTCGTGGCGTACCACTTCGTTACTATGTTCTAGGGCCACAACCTTATCTAGCCCTATTCGGTCTACCAGCCTTATACGGTACTCCACAATATTACCTGACAGATACCGATTGCACTTGTGGCATTGCTTATGGCAGTTGTGCTGGTGGAATGATTTTTCTCTGGCTGCGCCTCTGGAGCGATAATGACCTGCATCCCAGTAACCGCCAAATCCAGCGTGTTCGCCCATTGAGTCGCAACTTATGCAAGGTTCTGCCCTATCACGCCATCTAATGTACGCGTTAAAGGCTGTTTGAGCTTCTGTACGCCATTCTGAGGCTGTTTTAAGCTCTGACCTTAACTTGGTTAGGGTTTCACGCTTGCGCTTCTCTGACGAGACTGTAGCACCCTTTTTGCCATGCTCAACAACGCAGGCCATAGAGCAGAACCAACCTAGCGGAACCTTGATTCCAGATTCTACTAGGTCGTATTCTTTACAGTGGCGACACTTTTTCTTAGCGTTAGCCATTACCTACCCTTGGGAATAGTAGCATCGCACTATCCACATAGGCATCGAATTCATGCCGAGTAGGGGCAAGTGCCTCGCCATAGCCAATACAGAAATAAATATGGTCAGCAACTCCAACTATATCCATGTCATCATCTTCACTACCCCAATCACGACACCTGTTGCCTTGGGTATTCTTTAGGTATCGGTAGCGCATTGCGTCTTTTCGCAGCGCCTCCAGTTCAGATTCGATCATTTCTGTGACTCCCTGTAAGTGTCGTATTCTGCCATAGTCTTGTCGGTAAACTTAACACTGTACTCTGCGCCTTTGACTAATAGGTACTCTATGAACTCAGACCTAATATCTTTATCAAAGTCGCTGGTAGCTGGCCTACTTGGAATCATTGCTGTGCCGCATAGGCTCGGTATCCACTTATTACCATTCTTTAATGGATCGCCCATCGATAGCTTTTCTTTAGCGAAGTCAAATACGAGCATTTCCTTCCACGCTGCAATAGGGTGTTTATTTCCCATAGGAAACACCTGCTTTGCAAAGTCGCCAATCTGGGCGTGGTAGCACTTCTCTTGAAGCCTAGACCCTTTATCACGACCTAGAGTAACGATGACAGCTTCACCGCTCTTCAGCCCCTTGTTAGCCATTTCCCAGACCTTAGTCATTTCGGTTTTGACATTATCAACAGTAACCGTGAATTTTAGATCAGCCATTATCTGCACCTAACGCGATAAACTCGCTCAATGTTAGTTCAAAGTAACTCGCAAAGCGTGTGGCTAGTGAAACTTTCATGTCACTACCGTTACGCCAGCGCATAACCTGCTGTGGATGGACTTTAAACGCCCTAGCTAGCTCAGATCCAGAGCATTTAGCCTTGGCCTGTGCTACTCTTAATGAAGCACCTGTGTCGATTTTCATACTTATTCCCCTTTGTGTGTTATGATGATTTTGCTCCAGAAGTAACCTTAGCCCTCCTTAAAGAAGAGGGCTTTTTTTTGGTCTGCTAAAACGGTATGTCGTCATCTTCGTCAATGCCGCTAACTGCAGCAGGTTTTGGTGTTTCAGCCTTTTCAACTTTAGGGTTAAAGGCAAACGACATAAACTTCTTGCCATTCTTACTAGTTTTGATCCAAGCAGCCATCCACATCTGCTCACCATTCACTTCACAACTACCGCTGTAGTCAGGGTGACGGTCTGATTCTTTTTTATCATTCTTGAATAATGCGCCAGTGTTGTTGTTATCGTAGTCACTCATAATTACATCTCCTTAGTTAAACGTACAAATTCTTGTTGATCGCCTGTTAGCTGCTTCCAGATAACCTGCTTCTCATGTTCTTTTAGCTCACCAAGAGCCTCAACTAATACGCTAGTCTCACCAGATGCTTGGCTAGAAACCACTAAAGCTACTACATCCTGTGTCAGCTTCTTGCTAACTCGCTTGTATGGTTCTTCTTTAATCTTGTCTAGCACAACAGGTTCTTCGTGAACCGTGATATCTTCGGCATCCAAATCAACCTGTGGAATGCCGCAGAGGCTTGAAAGTGCATAACGCCTTGCGTAAGTAATGGCACTGCCAGCGCCCTGAGCTGATACCTTGTCCATAGGTAATAGGTACTCACCTTGCAGCCACTGACCTGAATTGTGCATAAGCATAGTAACTACACCGACACCTTTACCACCTTCTGAGGTAATAGGCAGTTGGACATAAGATAAGCCATGCTTTGCAAACGGCCCCTTCATTACCTTAATGACACTGGCAAGGTCTGCGTAGCTGGACTTGAAGAATGGGTTGTTGCTGTCTTTTATAGCTCCGCCCATTTCTGCCTGTGCAAGACATAGTGCCGTTGCAAGGTCTATTATTGATTCTGATTGCTTCATTATTATTGCTCCTAGTTATTTAACCTACCCAGCTATTCTAAACACATTCGGTATGGATGTAAACACCTAATATGATAAAAGATACAAAAAGGTTTGCATTACTGATTTGATAGGAGTAAGGTATACGGACATTAACAAGAACGGAGCAGCGCCATGTACAACCCATATGATGATGTAGATGTAAACGAAACCAACATTATAGAAACCCGTGAAGACCTTTTCTGGGAATTGCACACTACAGGTACTGTTTTCGTTCTTGGTCATAAAGTAACCATCTTTGAATTGTTAGAAGAAATGGATGACGAAGAAAAGGATAATGTGTTTTCAATGCTCGTTATGGGCAATGAGGACGCTAAAGAATATGCCCGATCTAAGCTAATGGAGGCTTTTAAAGGGGCGTATGATGACGCTGTTATCGAAGATCATTACATCGATATGCAGTCTGAGTATTAATATTATAATTAACTGGAGCATTAAAATGACTTTAACTAAAAAGAACAAGCCTTGGACTTTAGAAGATAGCGCCTACGCATGGGATCAGCACGTTATGGGTAGGACTCATAAGTTCATTGCCAGAAGGTTGAGCAGAACTGAAAAGGCTATTGAAATAAACCTTAGCAAGACTCGCGTCAATATGAAGCTGTATAGTGCAGCAGCAGCAACACCTGTACGGAAGCCCCGTAAGACCGCCATTAAGAAGGTTAGGTTTAGCATTACTGAGTTGATGGCAGCAGCGATTTGTGGCGCTGCTTTAGGTGTGTTAATTACTTACTCAATATTGTAGTAAGAAAAAGCCCCTTGCTCTATTACGGAGAAGGGGCTAGAATTAGGTCTGTTGGTGACGGGGCTACAACCCCAATCGAGCCAGCGAAAGAGAACAAAAATCCAGCGCCAACAGATGGTGCTAGTGTATCACCCAGTATCATTGGGTGCAATCTTATCTCCTTCGCTTACTTGATCCACCATAATGTGGGTTTCTTTAGCATTGCCACAATAAAAAACAAGGCTCATGTCACCAAGACTTTAAATTGGGATAGCACTTACCGCACAGGATTGATGGGACTGACCTTAGCTAGCAGCAATAGCATAGGTACAAACATACTTAGCGGACACAGTAGGGAGCTGACCAGCTCAACATGGAAGTTGAATGGTTTATGCAAATTACGGTAAGTGGATCAGCAAATAGCATATTAAATGGTTAAGACTCTAAGGTAACTACCTAGGTGTCCCAAACCATCTAGTGACGAGTATTGCCTGAAGAAAATGGAGCAAATAATAATGATAAATTTACGACCACACCAAGAACGCGCTATAGAAATGCTACGGGTATCGTTACGCAAGGGCAACAAGCGCCCAATCCTAGCAGCACCATGCAGCTTTGGTAAGACAATCACAGCAGCATATCTGCTTCAAGCAGCAGCCGCTAAGGGTAAGCGAAGCATCTTTATCTGCGACAGGATCAAACTAATTCAGCAGAGCCTTGAAGCATTCGGTAAGGCTGGTATGAACTTTGGTGTGATCCAAGGTAACCACGAGCTAACCAACTATTCAGCACCAATCCAAATAGCCAGTACGCAGACATTAGCCAGACGTAAGCGTATACCTGAGTTTGACCTAGCTATAGTGGATGAATGCCACACGCACTACGCTAGCCTAGGCAAGATCATGTCAGCATACAACAACGTACCGTTTATTGGCCTAAGCGCAACACCTTATTCAAAGGGGCTGGGTGAGCATTACGATGACCTAATTGTACCCATTACACCGCGTGAGCTGCTAGAGCAGGACTACTTATGCCCAGTAGACTACTACGGTGGACGTAGCGTTGCGTTAAAAGGCATTAAGACTAAGCAGTTATCCACAGGTGGATCTGATTACGACCCAGCTAGCCTAGCCGCAGCGACAGAAGATGATAAGGGTTTAGTGGGTGATATAGTAAAGAACTGGCTTGAGCATGGTGAGAATGGGCAGACCATTGCCTTTGCACCTAGTATCAAACATTCCAAGCACTTGGTTGATGTGTTTAATAAGGCTGGCATATCAGCAGAGCATATTGATGGTTACATGGACGCAGACGAGCGAGACATCATTTATCAGGCCCACACTAGGGGAGAATTCAAGGTGCTGTCCTGCAGCCGCCTGCTCAACACTGGGTATGATGAACCTACGGTGTCGTGCCTGATTGATTGCTTCCCGACCAAGTCGCTAATCACATTCGTTCAACGTGCTGGTAGGATCATGCGTACAGCAGAAGGTAAAGATAAAGCGATCTACCTAGACCACGCAGGCAACGTAAACCGCCACGGATTCGCTGAAGATATAATCCCTGAAAAACTCGATGACGGTACGCAAAAATTCAACGAGAAGAAATTAACCAAAGAAAAGAAAGAAGCTAAGGTCAAGGAATGCCCACAGTGTACTCAGCAGATGGTTGGCCTACGCTGTAAGTGCGGCTACGAGATACCGCTACAGGAGCAGCTAGAGTCTACCGATGAAATTCTAACCAAGCTATCACCTGAACAAAGAAACAGAAAACACACAAAAGAAGACAAAAGCGTGTTTTATTCTGAGTTATTGTTGTACACTCGTAGTAAGGGCTATAAAGAAAGCTGGGCTAGTCACACCTACAGGAATCGCTATGGTGTATGGCCTAACGCAATCAAGCCTCGCATGGTTAATGGCATTAGCGATGAAACCAGAAGATATATAACAAGTACCCAGATAAGGTACAGCAAACGGAGCGTAGCAGCATGAGCGTAGATGCAATATTGATGATGCTGGAAGGTGTTAAGTCTAGCGGCAAGGGTAGGTGGATGGCACTTTGCCCAGTACATGGTGAAAGATCGGCTAGCATGGGCATTAAGGAATGTGAAGATGGTACGGTGCTAATGAACTGCTTTGCTTGTGGTGCTAACGGTATGGAAATAGCAGAGGCTGCTGGGGTGAGCGTTAGTGAGTTATTCCCACCTGACTCAAACCGACCTTCTGGGCCTAGCCGTGAGCAGAGGGCTACGATAGAAACGGACAAGGTAATCATGCTGATCTATGAGGCTGATAAGCGTGGAGGCAGGGAGCAGTCGCTTGCTGATTACCGTAGGTACAAACTAGCTAAAGAGCGCCATGCTGCGATGACAAGTTCAGGGTAATTCGGAAACCCTGAAAATAAGTAAACGAATGTGTTGCATCCATCAACAGAACTGTTACAATAGTTGTAAGTTAAGTAAACAACAACGGAGCATCGCATGAATACTAAAACATTATTTATCTCACCAAACTATATCCATGAGTGTATTTTCTTAGACGATGATAATCGTGATTATGAGCTAGCTTGTAATAACAATAATATTGCCGTTATGCGTAAAGTGTTATTTGATTATTATTACCCTAACACTGCTAAAGATGCAGCAAAGCAAATATCGTGGGGAAAAAGTGCTATAGATGAAGTGCGTGATTACGATAAATTTAATGACGTACCTTACGACTGTTAATAACAATAACGGGGCGAAAGCCCCAAGGAGCATCACATGACTAATAATGAACTAAGGTTGAATATTGAGCGAATCATGAAGAGTGGCTTTATGGCTTGGGAAATGCCAAGAGATGATAGTGAGCGCAACTTAATTGAAGATGGTTTGATGGATTTGTTCAGAAACGCTAACCAGATGAAGTTTATTAAGCGCACTGGGGTATTGTCTCCAGATCAGCTTGAAGATGTGTATAACGATATTGACATGGAAAGCGAAGGCGCTGACGATGCGCGTGAGTGGGCTGAGTATCAAGAAGTAAACTATTAATAATAATAGGGGCTTCGGCCCCATAGGAGCAACTATGAACCTTTCAACACTAACCCATGTAGAAATTGATGGCGTTTCAATGACTGATTACCCAGACTTTGTAGACGCTTACATCGTGTATGCCGAAGACGGTAACGGTAACGCGCTAACAGAAGACCAGTTAATTGCGATTGGTAACGATCACCCAGACTTTGTACAGGAGATGGCACATGAACAAATCCCATTTTAAAGAGCGTTTAGCGCCAAGCAAGCTGGTTGAGAAGATCGACAAACGAGACACAGCCACAAGGTTAGTTAGTTGCCTAGGCGTGGTAATTGGCATAGTATGCTGGTTATGGTTCATTGACGGAATACTTGGATGACTAACGAACATTACCGCAGGACGCTTTATTCACCTGAAGAAGCTCTTGAGGCGATACGAAGGAATGAGGAAATGATGGATGTTAGGGGTAGGCAGATAACTGCCGCCCGAACTGGAGTCGATGATATCAGGACAGCTAATGAGCTTGGTATGACGATGGAAGAATACAGAGCAATGATCGGTTAACGTGTTATAATAAACCATTAAGTTACGTCCACCCCATAGCGGAGACAATCAAATGTTAATAGAAATTAAAGAATTATGTAACCAAGACTACGGCAAAGATGGTTACATAGACCAAGACGATTCAGTCTATGTCAGCACAGGTAGTATCACATTCGTAAGATACACCCATGAATATGTATCAAGAATCGTACCTAATCCAGATTACAATCCCGTCAGAGACGAAGACGATGATTATATAGACACTCATATTTCAGAGCGCAATATTGAGGTTGTCTACTTTGTCCATACAGCAGGCAGTAGCGAATCAGATATTATAGTGATTGATGAAGCTGCTATGTCTGTATTGAAGGGAGCATTGTAATGGCACGACCTACGAAGTACACACCTGAACTATTAGAACAGGCCCAGAATTACCTAGACGATGACACTGAAGTATTCCACAGTCATATAGGGCTTGCGTATCTATTAGGAATCTCTAATTCAACCTTCTATGAATGGATTACACACGAAGATAAAGTAGAGTTTTCGGATATCGCAGGGAAGGTATTGCAAAGGCAGTATATAACGCTGGTGGTTAACGGGTTAAATAACACCGCTAACTCAGGCATAACTAAGCTAATGCTAGGTAAGCATGGCCTAAGCGATAAGGTAGATAACACAAGTTCAGACGGCTCAATGTCTGCACCTACAGTAATACAGCTAGTGGCTAAAGAATTTGGTGGACTGTAGTGTCTTCAGTAGACATAGAACTACCACCTAAGCTGGTTCCAATATTTGAAGGTGAGGCAAGATACCGAGCTGCCTATGGTGGTCGAGGCGGAGCCAAGTCTCGTGCCTTTGCCATGATGACTGCAGTATGGGGTTACAAGTTCGGTAAGAGCGGTAAGACGGGACAGATCCTATGCTTGCGCCAGTACATGAACAGCCTTAGTGAAAGCTCATTCGCAGAGATTAAAAGCGCCATCCAAGCCGTACCATTCCTTAACGACTACTACGAGTGTGGTGACCATTACATCCGCAGTAAGGATGGTAGGATCAACTACAGCTTTGCAGGCTTAACACGCAACATAGACAGCATTAAGTCAAAGGCCCGTATTATACTGGCATTCATTGACGAGGCTGAGACTGTGAGCGAAGAAGCCTACATGAAGCTACTACCATCTATCCGTGAAGAAAACTCAGAATGCTGGGTAATTTGGAACCCACAATCTAAAGACTCAGCTACTCATAAGCGATTCAGAATAGATACACCAGACACCTGCAAGATAACGTCAATCAACTGGCAGGATAATCCGTGGATGCCTGAAGTGTTAACCACACAGCGCCTAGAAGACTTTGAACTGCGTCCTGATACTTATGGACACGTTTGGGAGGGTGACTTCTTAGAGTTTCCTGAAGGGGCGTTTTGGCTACGAGAAATCAACAAGGCTCAGGCTGATGGCAGGATAGTTAAACTCCCAGTGGTGGAGTCACACCCAGTACACTGCTTTTTTGACATCGGATCTAGTGACGGTACTGCTATATGGGTAGTGCAGATAGTTGGTAATGAGTATCGATGTATCCACTTCTACGAGGCATGGAACGAATCATTTGCACATTGC